ATGGAAGACAAAGAATATGAATGCCCAACTTGTCGTGGCGCAGGCGATTGGCGCGATGAAGAACATAAAAAACATGATTGCCCAGACTGTGATGGCGAAGGCAAGTATGTTGATGTTGATGATATGGAAGAAGATAATGAAAAAAATTATCGTCAACCTGGATTCAACAATCCTAGAAAATACACAGATGATCTTGGAATCATGGGCAAGAAAGACAAGATGAAAGAAGGCAAGATGAAAGGCTTAGCATTAGACATGGAAGAATTATCAGACGAAGAGTTTGAAGAAAAGTATCAAAGCAAAAAGTCTGATTGGAAAGAAGTACAAAACAAAGATTTAAGAATGGATCCAGATCAACCAGCATACATTAAGAAAATGAAATCAGTTGCAGGTGACTTAGCGGCCGAAGGTGAAGAAGATGATGAAATAGAACCATTTAGCTCAGATGACTATGACGAGTACGGTGTGCGTCAATCATCATCATTTAACACTCCACCAGAAAAAATGAAAAAAGTTGAAGAAGAATACGCACCTTCAGTAGGTGATCTAATTGTTACAGGCAAAGGTACTAAAGGTACAGTTGAGTCAGTAACCGACGAAGCAGTTGAGTTTAGAACAGAAACTGGTAAACTGTTAAGAACTGCTGTTTCAAATGTACAACCAGATGCAGTAAACGAGGAAGACTTTGAAGAAGGTAATGAGTTTACACAGGCTCTTGCTAACGCTAAACGTGATGGCAAAAAAGAGTTTGAAGTAGATGGTAAAGTATATAAAGTAGAAGAAAACTACGCTGAAAGATTAAGAACATTAATCAATTGGTAAACATGTAATTGACATACCCTCAAAGAAAGCACATAATTTAGTTTATGTGCTTTTTTTATGACCATTTGGTAAAATATACCAATATTATCGTTGACGGGATAAATAAATTATATTACACTATTATAGTGTTTTATTTGGCACACATTAAGGCAAAACATTATGGCACATAAAGGAGAAATACACTATGGCAAGTTTAGCAGATATTAGAGCAAAATTACAGGCCGCGGAAAGCAACCAAGGTCAACAAAATCGTTCAAGTGGCGGTGATAACGCAATTTACCCACACTGGAACATCAATGAAGGTACATCAGCAACAATTAGATTCCTACCCGATGCTGATCCAAACAACACATTCTTTTGGCAAGAACGTAACATGATACGTTTACCATTCAACGGCGTTAAAGGCGAAATGGATAATAAAAACGTATTAGTTCAAGTTCCATGTATTGAAATGTGGGGTGAGTCATGCCCAATTCTGGCAGAAGTTAGAACATGGTTTAAGGATTCATCACTAGAAGAAATGGGTCGTAAGTATTGGAAGAAGAAGTCTTACATATTCCAAGGCTTTGTTAGAGAGAATCCATTAGCAGATGATACTACACCAGCTAATCCAATTAGACGTTTTATTATGAGTCCTCAGATCTTTACTATTATCAAGTCAAGTTTGATGGATCCTGATATGGAAGAATTACCAACAGACTACAATGCTGGTCTAGACTTCCGTGTAACTAAAACACAAAAAGGTGGTTACGCTGATTATACAACTTCAAACTGGGCTAGAAAAGAGTCAGCATTGACAGAAGCAGAACAAGCGGCTGTTGCTGAACATGGCTTACATACACTTTCAGACTTCTTACCTAAGAAGCCAAGTGAGCAAGAACTTAAAGTTATGAAAGAAATGTTTGAAGCATCAGTAGATGGGCAACCATATGACGCAGAGCGTTGGGGTGCTTACTACAGACCAGCAGGCATGCAGGCTCCGAAAAACGCACCTGCAGTTTCAACACCTGCACCAACAGCAACTCCAGTAGCAGAAACAGTAGCAACTCCAGCAGTTGAAACTCCTGCACCTGAAGTAAATGTTGCTCCTGCTCCAGAAGCGGCACCTGCACCGGCATCAGAGCCAGTAGCAGAAACTGCATCAGCACCAGCAGGTGGATCAAAAGCAGAAGATATTCTTGCAATGATCCGTTCAAGAAAATCGTAATAAGTAGTTAGTGGCTAGGGCGGTAAGTATTTTTACCGCTCAGTCTCTTTAGATAACTAACATTATGAAAATAGCAATCACAGGACATACTCACGGTATAGGTCGTGCATTAGCACAACAATATGAACAGCGTGGACATACTATTGTTGGCCTATCAAAGCGTGAAGGTAATGACATACGTAACATTAATTCAATCGCAGATAAGATTGAATCTTGCGACTTGTTTATCAATAATGCTCAACAAGGATACGCACAAACTGATTTATTGTTTGAAGTTCAGCGTAGATGGCAAGGACTCGATAAAGAAATTATAGTTATAAGTACCATGTCTACAATGAGTGGTCCACAACCTGAGCATGTTGAATATTATGTTCAAAAGGTTGCGTTAGAAAATGCTGTATTAGAATTAGCAAAATCCTCACCATGGCCTAAGATAACCTTAATAAGACCTGGTGAAGTTCACACTGGTAGTCATAGTACTGAAACAGCATGTGATGTAGATCAATGGGCAGAAACTGTTGTTAGGCTAATAGAAACAGTGCCTCCTGAATTAAGACTATTTGAATTTAGTTTAGGGTCAAATTATGAACAGTAAAGACTATCTAACAAACAAAAACTTTTGTCCTATTCCTTGGACAGGGTTTATGTACAATAGTGATGGTACTGTACAAAATTGTATTCGTAACAGAGAACCTATCGGCAGTTTAAAAAATAATACCCTTAAAGAAATACTTGATACCAACACTGAAATAAAACAGAATATGTTAGATAATAAACCCGGACATGGGTGTCAAGGGTGTTATCAATTAGAGGAAGGTAAGAAAAGTTTTGATATAGTCAGCGATAGAATATTTTATCTTAAAGAACTTAAAAACGTTCCATTAGATACATATGATAACATTGATAACTTTGATCTAAACAAAATAGATATAAGGTGGTCAAATTCATGTAACTTTGGCTGTGTCTATTGCGGACCTGAATATTCTAGTAAATGGACAGCTGAATTAAAATTAGATAAACAGTATGTACCTCAAGAACGTGTAGAAGAACTTAAACAGTTTGTGTTTGACAATGCACACAAACTTAAGCATGTTTATCTAGCAGGCGGCGAGCCATTACTAATGAAGGAGAATGAGGAACTACTTGAACTTTTATTAGATGTAAACCCCGAAGTTAATCTTAGAGTAAACACTAATTTAAGTAAAACAGGCACACCAGTATTTGATCTAATATGTCAGTTTAAAAATGTACACTGGACAATCAGTGTAGAATCAATGGAAGATGAATTTGAATATATTAGACATGGTGGTAAATGGCAAGACTTTTTAGATAATCTAAACGTTATTAAAGAATTAGAACACAAAGTAAGTTTCAATATGTTATGGATTCCTTTAAATTATCTTTCAATATTTGATTGTATTGAGTTTTTACAAGCACAAGGATTTCAAAATAATAGTTTTATTGCTAATCCAATATCAAATCCAATAATGTTTGATATACGCCAACTACCTAATTCTACTTTGCAAATGTTAGACAACAAATTAACAGATTTAATCAACGCTGGTCCAGGATATTTGTTAGAGGAGAGTTATCGCAACATGAAAACATATATTAACAGACCATTTGACAAACAGCCAGAACTACTTAAAAAATATTTAAAAAGTATTGATCAACTTAGAAAACTAAACAGCAAAAAAGTTTTTTCAGGAGTGTATAAATGTTTACGAAGTTAGACGATACACTATTTCCAAATCGTGTTGAAGTTTGGAACTTTAGTGAAATCAACAAATATTTTTACCCTATTTTTAAATGTGGTAGTAGTACCCTAAGAGGGATTGCAGAAGAAAAAGGATTTGAAAAACTTGTTAATGAGCAAATAAAAAGATTAGACAATATTGACATTTTTCTAAGAAGCCCAAAAGAAAGATATGTCAGCGGAGTACAAAGTTATCTTCATCACAATCCTGAATTAGATTTAAAAACGGTTAAACACTATCTTAATCAAGGAATAATATTAGATAGACACTTTGCACATCAGTTTCAGTGGATTATAAATTTAGCAAGATATGCTGACCCATCAGCAAAAATATATTTCCATAGTATGGCAATGATGAATGAATATTGTAGAAATGTAAATGTTATTGCAGATAAGGATTTGTCTATTGATGTCGCTGACATTGTAAATAGCCCTGCTTTAGAATCTGCATTTAGGTTAGATCAATTAATGCTTGATGAATTAGTAGGACAAAGTTGGACTATGAATCAGATAATGACGCATTTAATGACCAGACTGCCAAATGATTATTTTAGTATAATAGGCAGAGTTCAACACATAGCAGAGGTAAGTCATGTTTTGCCCAAGGTATAAACACTTTGCTAGACTAAATGAAGATGGCACAACAAGCCGTTGCGGCCATATGGTCGAAGCACCTAGGTTTACTTCATTTGAGGAAATGGAATCAAGTGAGTGGAATCAAAACTTACAGACTGCTGAACAATGGCCTATTGAATGTGTACGTTGTCAAACAACAGAACAAACATCAGGTCAAAGCATTAGACTAGACAGCGAACGTAAACACAAGTTACTTAAGAGTTTTAGAGATGATTATCTAGTTATAGGTGGCGTCTTAGACAACGTATGCAACTCAGCATGCCAGTTTTGTTGGGAAGGACTATCAACTACTATAGGCAGTTTAAAAAAGAACGTAATTAAATTAGAAAATGTTACTGCATTTGATCAACTGCCCAAAGACAGAATAATAGAATTAGACATCAACGGTGGTGAACCAAGTTACAGTAAAAACTATAAACAGTTACTAAACAACTTACCACCTAATGTTAAAATAGTTAGAATAAACACTAACGGAACAACTGTAATACCAGAAGTAAAGCAACTGATAGAAAAGAAAATTAAAGTTACAGTCACACTGAGCTTTGACGGCACTGAACAAGTTAATGAATATAGTCGTTGGCCTATACAGTGGAAAAAATGGGACTCGGTGGTTAGAGAGTATAAACAATTAGCAGACACTAGTAACTTAATTGAAATAGGATTCTGGAGTACACTTAATGCGTTTACTATTGCAGATTTAGAAAACATGTTAAAGTATGCAGACTCAGTAGGAATACCGTTTAGTTACGGCATACTTGAGTTTCCAGAACAATTAAGCATAAAATATACAAACCCGTTTACTGTAAAAGCAAAAGAACTTTTCCAAAAAACGGACATATTGTTGCTCAAACAACTTGAACCTTTGATAGCTTCAAGTTATAATAACACAAAAGAATTAGTAGATTTTGTAACTAAGCAGGATAAACTACGCAAGATAAGTTACAAAGACTACTTTGATATAGAACTAGGAGAATAGCATGGCCAAACCATTTGACGTAAGTAAATTTAGAAAGAGTATCAGCAAATCAATTGCTGGGTTATCAATAGGATTTAATGATCCAACAGACTGGGTATCAACAGGTAACTTTGCACTAAACTATTTAATATCCGGTGACTTTAACAAAGGTATACCACTAGGCAAAGTAACAGTGTTTGCTGGTGAATCAGGAGCAGGTAAATCGTATATATGTTCTGGTAACATTGTTAAACACGCACAGGAACAAGGTGTGTTTGTTGTCCTAATTGATAGTGAAAACGCACTAGATGAGTCATGGCTACATGCACTGGGTGTAGACACGTCAGAAGAAAAATTGCTCAAACTCAACATGGCCATGATTGACGATGTAGCAAAAACAGTCAACGACTTTATGGCAGAATATCGTGCAATGGCAGAAGAAGAACGCCCTAAAGTATTATTCATCATTGATTCATTAGGTATGTTATTAACTCCTACAGATGTAGCACAGTTTGAAAAAGGTGACTTAAAAGGCGATATGGGTCGTAAGCCTAAAGCACTAACAGCCTTAGTTCGTAACTGCGTGAACATGTTTGGTTCGGCTAACGTAGGACTTGTTGCTACCAATCACACTTACGCATCACAGGACATGTTTGATCCAGATGATAAGATATCAGGCGGACAAGGCTTTATCTACGCATCAAGTATTGTTGTTGCTATGAAGAAAATGAAACTTAAAGAAGACGAAGACGGTAACAAAATATCAGAAGTTAAAGGCATCAGAGCAGGCTGTAAGATTATGAAGACTAGATATGCTAAACCTTTTGAAGGTGTACAGGTTAAGATCCCATATGAAACAGGTATGAATCCTTATTCAGGACTAGTTGATCTAGCAGAAAAACAAAATATATTAGTTAAAGATGGTAATAGACTACGCTTTGGCGAAGGCGAAAATGAAATTAAACAGTTCCGTAAAGCATGGGAGTCAAATGAAGACGGGTGCTTAGATAAAGTAATGGAACACCTCAAAAATCAGACAAAAGAAGTAAATATAGAAGATGTTGAAGCCAGTATAGATGTTGCTACAGAAATGGAA